AATTCTTGTTGTGTTAAAGCATCTAAATAAGTTAATGTTAAATTTAATGTTTGCGTATAGAATGTCGTTCCATTCTCTCTTGAAGAGGTTACGGTCGTTTCTAATGAAGAGTTTCCTTTTACATCATATTCAAGCCATACTGGCGGAGTTGAGTTAAGAGTTAATGCAGCAAGACCCGTTCCTGCTGTTACCGCTACAGAGTCTATTGACCCGTACTTAGCAAGATATATTCTTTTTATCCCGCCGAATGCTGATTTACATGGAACTTTTCTTCCAATGGTTATTGCACATGCCATATTTTATATTGGTTTTAAAAAAAAAAGGGCAAGCAGATCTAAGCTACCTACCCTTTTTATATTGATTAATTTAATTTTATGCTGAATATTCAACTAGGTCAGAAGCTACACCAAACTGAACAGCCGATGTAAATCTCATTACCATTCTTACATTATTTGAAGCGTCCAAATCGTTCATATCCAATACCTTAACAACATTCGTATCATTTAAGATACCAGTTCCAAAGTAAAGATTAGATCTTTGTGCTGCATACATTTTGTTAATTCCCATTCCTGGACAAACAAAAATCTTAACACCGTTAACCGTTAGTGATCCGTTGTTCCACCATTGAGTTCCCTGTGCGTTTGTACCGTTACCACCTAATCCTTGAGCTGCAAAACCTCCAAGAGCTTGTACATAGAATTTAGCTGCTGCTGAACCAATATATAAGAATAGATCTTCTTTTCCATATAATTGTGCAGGAATAGCATCTACTACTTTACTTAATTCAGCAATAATATTTGCTGCAGAAAGAGTTGCCGCTGTTACTTGTTGAGCTGCGGGAATATCTCCTGCCGCTGCTGCTGTTGCAATTAGCTTTTGAAATCCATCAAAAGAGTTATTAGACGCTGCAGCTGTGTCACCTTGCCATATACAAAATTCAGTATTCTGAGCTACTTCAGATGCTACATGAGCAATCATAAAGTCAGAAAATTTTGGTGGTAAAGATTGTCCTAAGCCGTATCCCATCGATTGAGCTTCCCAATCGTTCACGAAGTCATACTTACATAGTTGTAAATTTACTTGCAATTCAATTGGTTGGATAATTCTTTCTGTTAATGTTACAGAAGAGTTAGGATTAAAATCACATGACGCAGGAGACACTAAGTTTCCTGTTGCCAATTTTTTAATTACTTCTTTAAAAGCAATATTTGCCTTTACTGTTAATCCACCATCGTCGATAGTAGATGCAGATAATAAAGCCGCTGCAATATACTCACCCGCAAACTCACCTGCGTAAGTTGTAGTTATGTTAGTTGTAGTAGCTAATTCTACATTTCTTTGATTACTCATATTTTTTTATTTTATTGATTAATATTATGATTCAGATGCCCAGATTCCTTGACAACCTATAATGTACCATTCTGTTAAACTTACTGCTCTTATAGCACACCAGTCTCCCTGTATAGATGTTGCTTTAGTTAATTGCCAATCTTTACCTAGAACACCACCTGCTACAACTACCGAACCTGATAAAGTAACTGATCCAACTATTTTGTTTGAATCATCAGGCGAAATAACAACAGTATTGTTTCCTGCTGCACCCGAATTTCTAAAGAATATTGTGCTTCCTAAATTCCCTGTAGTAATTTTTGGAATGCCGATTGTTAAACCGTCAGTTCCTACGTTGTGATCGTTTCCGATATCGCCTTCTGAAATATCTCCAGTTACTGTGTAGTAAGATTGTCCTACTTGATTGTACTCTACATCGTTTGATGTGAAATTAAAAGTTCCCATATTTATTTTATTTATTAAGTTTTGATAATACTCTATCTAAAGCCGTTGTATTAAAACGCCCTTTTCCAAATTCAACCTTTTTTCTAGTTGTTCCAGATTCGGGGTTGTGTTTAATTGGCTTAGATGCAGCTTCAGAAAATTCTTCTTTTACTGTTCTAGTTTTTAAAACACTTTCGGCATCATTTGATAAGTCCTCTTCTTTAGGCATCATCATTTCTTTGATTTCATCGATAGTGGCTTTAATTTCTTTCACAGCAGAAGACAATTCTTCTTTTGTTGCATAGCCCATTTCTTCTTTTTTGTCTTTTTTCTTGCCATCCTCTTCTAAGTCAGACGTAATTTCTTCGCCCTCTTCAGTTTCTTTAGCAGGTACTTCGTCAGCTACTTCCCTGACGTCTCCAATCATACCCTCTTCGGATACAACTACTAGTCTACCATCTTCAAGTAAATACTCTCCGACTGGCATTGCTACCTTCTCATCGTCTGTAACGATAAAGATTTCTTTTCCTTTCTCAAAGGATTCTGCACTTACTATTGTGCCATTTTCTAACTTCGTTTCTTCAAGTTTTACCTCGATGTTTAGAAGTGTTTTAATTTGATTGATCATTTCAGTTGATTTCATATGTATATATAACGGATTAAAAATTCAATTTTGTATTTGTTTCTATGTTCTTGTTATGACACCTATGCCCTGAGCTCGTATAGAACCGTCGCAGCATGATCGAGAATATGTATTCGTATCCCAACATAAACAAGCCCTGCCAGTCCCTGTTGGCGACGTTCTACTAGGTATAAAAACACCTTGGTCATTTCTACTATTTTTTGGCATTATCTGACTTTAAAATATTTACAATTTCTTTTATGATTTGGTCTTCTTTCGAGTCTTCTTTTTTGGTTTCTTTTGAAAGATCTTCTTTAGGTTTTGCCATTTTATCTGCAAAATATCCTTCAATAGAAAAACCCTTAACCTTATTTGTTTTAACATATTCTTGCCATATTTCTTGGTTATTAACTTTTACTGCACCCATCCAAGTTCCTACAGGAACATTAAGACCGTACATTCTAGATTTGTCTTGCGTTTCGCTTTCAACAATCCAACTCTCGACTAACGTCAAGCCCTTCAATGCCTGATCGTGTTCAAGAGTCGAGTTGTTTTGATAGCCGTTTTTTAAATACATCTGAGATGCTTTAACTATCGTGTCTTTAGAAAAGAAAATGTAGTACTCGCCTTCATCTCCATTTCTATAAATTGGTTTATTAGGAATCAATAAAGCTCCTAATAATATTTGTTTTTCCTTGTCAACCTCTGCTAATTTAATTTCTTCGGATTCTAATGCTACAAAGTCAGACTCTATTGCAGGGCTTTCTACTATTGAGATTGCCTCGATTCCACCCTCTTCTTGCTCTTCGTCAAGTATTAATTCAACTATTCTCATATCTATATAACGTATTTAAAGTTTAATCTTGTTAATTTATCCTATTGTAGCACTTGCTATTGTGTTTCTTTCTAAACTTTGTGCGGTCGTAACCTCACTAGCTACAACGAAAGCCTGTACTGGTTGCTGACTCTGACCCCCTATAGCGTCAGCTAATTGATTTGTTTCACTTCCACCTACTATATTAAATGCGGGTGGTGCAGGAGCTGATCCCGCTCCCCCTGCCGATGCAGAAGGTGTTGGTATATTTGTACCTCCGCCACCTCCGCCTCCTGCTTTAGATGTCGCTTGTTTTGATGCTCCAATAGCACTTTTAATTGAGCTTATAATTCCAACGGCTTGTACAGCATATCCTATAATTAATGGTATGTTAGCGGGAAAAGGTAATGCAGAAGCTGCTTTCGCTGCCCCTCCTGCTACGTCTACTCCTGCCTCGGCTGCTTTTACTGTGGTTTTTGTAACCGATGTTTTTGCAGTCATAATCGTAGATTTAATATCCATGATTAATTCCTTAGCTAATAGCAGTTGTTTTGCTACTAACATAGCTTTTCCGAATTTTGTTTCTGCTCCACCGATTGCGATTAAATCGTCAAATGCTTGTTTTTTAGAATCCGATATTTTTTTATCTAATGCTATTTTATCTTCTGTATTTTTAGTATCTCTTTCGAGTTCCGCTGTTTGAATTTCTCCCTTTCTAGTTATGTCCGTCTGTCTAGACGTTTCCATAAATGCGTCTAAAGCTATCTGTGCGTCGATCTTAGCTTGTGTTCCTGCATTAGCGTTATCTACTATCGATTGTAATCGTGCGGTCTCCTGCTCCTTTTCTAATGCGTCGATCTCTTGCATCTTAGTTAGCTT